TTAAAGTCCCCAGACTGCCATAACTGCGTTGTAGTAATCTTCCGAAAGCTGTTCTTTCAAAATTTTTCTGTCATCTTCACAGTTTGTAAAAGCATTGCGGACATTTCCACCAACCTGTACCTCAACATCGTTAATGTTTATAAATTTCTGTCTTAAAACGCTCACTCCCTCTTTTGTAAGCATATCAAGCGTAATTTTTTCTGTAACCTCCATTTTAATCCTCCTATCTGCGAATAATATATGTAACAACAAAATTCATTTTTTCATCTTCAACAAATTTATCGGACGGTGCACTTATGTAAATCCACGAACCGTCTATTCTCACATTACGCAAGTTATTCTTTGTAGAATATACGGCAATACTTGCAAGTCTACTTTCTGCTTTTGACGGGAACGGCAAACCCGACATTTGTAAATAGTTTTTATCCGCCAACATACTTGTAATATTTACAGACACAGTAACTGCGTCGCCGTTCTTTGCGTAAACGAAGTTTCCCTCACTGCCCTCATAAATTGTCTGCGCCGGAGATAATTCTCCCGAACCGATTTCGTTATTTGCCGCATCATATTTGTTTGCAAGCGATTTTTCTATATCGGCTTTGTTCTGCACAACGGTCTGCCTAAGCGAATTAACACTGTTATACACAGTGCCGCTCGTTACATAGTTAGGACTATTATATTTTGGTTCCGTATCGAATGGCCTTTTGTCAAGCTTAAGGTTTAATGATCGGTTTATATACGTTTTATCATAGGCATCGGTAATTCCGTAACCGGCAAGAGTATCCGCCTTATCCGCTTTAAGATTAATCTTCATTGTCACTGTTTCGTCAATGTCTGTTATTTCATCTTCAAGCTCGGTTTTATCTGCCTTTGCAGATAAGGCTGTGTTAATCGCAATTATTCTCTCGCTTAGCGTGTTGATGTTGCCATCCGCAAGCGCTATGTCTATGCTGTTCTCGTATATGCCGTTTTCGATTTTGTTCAGGCTTTCTGCGCAAAGTGGTGTAGCTGTGCTCGGTGCGTCTTCCCAATTTGTTTTTGTGTATGCCATAATATTTATTCCCCCTTTGCCTCTATGCTGTCTGTCAGAGCTTTAATTCCGCTCAGTGTACGGCTCAGCACATAGGCTTTTACTTTTTCTTTTTTAGGTTGTCCTGCGTTATCATATACAAAATCACCGTTTGAATCAGTAACATAGCTTTCAATTTCTATTCCGTCACCGATCTGCACCCAAGGTCTGCCGTCAAGAGTAGCTGTAAGCGGAGTGTAGGAACAATAATAAAATCGTTCGCCTGTTTTTCCATGCAATAAACTTTGCACATCGTGCACCAGTCCGCCGCCAATGCCGTCATCTTTCTGCCAACAGACTACATTTTTAGTAAAATCATATGTTACAACATCCTCGCCCCACTGTGACTCTGCCACGGTGGTTTTAGCTTTTCTGTCATTTAACGAGTAACCGTAAGAAAAACTAAAGCCGTTATAGCCGCTGCTGTTATATTCCTCAGCATATAGATTTTCGTAAAAATCGTATGTTTCTGTACTCTTGCCGAGTTCGATGTATCTAAAAACACCATAGCTTGCATTAGGAATAATTGTTCCGAATACTCCGAGCAATTCACAACAATTCTTGAGCAGCTCGCCGTATGTAATTGTATTTGAGTCCTCAAGCCATGCTCTGTTGTATGTCGGGAAATTTCGTACAGTTAAGCCTGTTGATTGGTTTATCACCTCGTCAAGAATATCTTTGTTATCCTCGACCTGAATCATATGCTTTCCGTTGTAGTTAAGGCATAGCACAACCAATTCGCCGATTTTATAGCCGTTTGGATAAGTTTTCCATAAATTAAACAGCTTATTTGTTGCGTCAATATCATATAACATAGAGAGTGCGTCATAAGCGACAATGTGTCGCTTATTGCGGTTATTCTTGTCGAGCTTGGCACTGTCAATAATACCGCTAAACAAATAATATTCCTTTGCAGCTACGGTTTCTCCCGGCAAAAGTGATGTGCCTAAAAACAGCTTTGCAGATGGCAGCAGCTTTTCTCCGCTCGGAAAACGCTGCGTTAATTTTACGCTTATCCATTTGCCTACAAGGTCATTTGTAAAGGTTCTGTCAATTGAATTTACAATGTCAATGTTAATTTCAGCGGCAATACAGCCACCAAATTTCAGCTTGCTTTCATCACAAATTGACTGTTTAAGGCTCATACTTTCGCTTGCTATATTTTTCTCTGTTATATCTGGATATTCACCGTCGGGAAATAAGATTGTCAGTATATTTTCAATCAAATTTTCGATTGCCTGCTTTTTGTGCAGACTTGAAACTTCAAGCAAATTAACCACCTCTTAATATTCAATAAATGTAAATGTTACCGCCGCATATTTAATGTTGTCTGCAGTAATTATTTTTGGCGTGTATGTTATATCGGGTATATATGCGGTCATAGTGCGGTACGCAAGAAGTTCATCGTCCCAGTATTCAACATTGAGCTTGCGTTGCTGAGAATTTGACATAGCACCGTTTAAAACACTGCGAATAGTTCTCATTTCAGCAAGGGTAAGACCGTCCTTGGTATTGAATGTAATCTTAGTTTTGTTGTTCGGTGATGTTACTCGCCGCAAAAGGTTGTTGCTGTCACGGTATGCCTTAATCTCTGTACGCTGTAAAGGTGTTGCTTGATAGCTTTCCTTTGCGATAAGATTATGCGGAAACTGCAAGCCGTTTTTCGGGAATTTAATTAAATAGCCTTTAAATTCACTCAATCTTATCCCTCCTTACGCAAAAGCGGACCTGCCTGTGCGTTTCTTGATTTTGTTGTTCTCATCAGCAACAGCCTCAAAAAGCACTCTGCCGTCAGGCATAGTCAAGGTAATGTGAATATCACCGCCGTTGCCCGCTCCGCCATATTCAGCAAGTACCTCAGCCATAGCCTGTTTCATTGCTGATATTGGCGAAACAACTTCCGCTTCACGCTTATTATCGCCGAGAACTGCAAGAAATTCACCGTAATTTGCAGGTACATATGTGCCTGTAGCAAGTTTGGGGATGTGCACCTTATCAAGCCGACCTGCGTGCCATTCCTGCCCAAACAACTTGCCTATCGAATTTGCAACCGTGTCCACACCCGCCAACATTTTATTGATTGCAGAAATAAAGCCGTTTATAAAAGTTTCAATTCCTGTTAGTGCATTGTTAAGAGGAGTTTTTAGAATGTCATAAATCGGAGTGAACACATTTGAAAAGATTGTTTTTATAGGTTCTAAAGCCTTTCTTATATTCTTTAACATCATGGTAATGACACTCTGTACCTTTATACTTGTATCAGATAAACCATTGACAAGACCTAAAACTGTATATTGTCCACGCTTATACATTTCTCTTGAAGGTGAATGTATATCCATTGCACTGTCGTATTCACTTAATACAGTATTTGCAAGACCATTACTGTTTTTGACAAGTGCCTCCTTATATTTCTGTGTACCCTCAACAAGACCCATAACGGTGTTTTTTCCTGAATCTTCGGCAGCCTCTTCCAGTTTATTTAATGTTTTCCATTGCGAGTTTTGCACATCTTCAAGGCTAATCATTCCGGCTTTGTATGTCATCAAAACGGCAGCGGCATCGGAATAATCTCCCTTAAGAACTTTTTGAACATCAGACATATCATCTTGTGTCATTATCAGTTTGTTAAGTTCAGCAGTGCATTCATTGTATGAACTTTTAAGTTCCATTAAGGAATTTATTTCTTCGTATCCACCATCACCTAAAACTGTTTCAATATTATTTTTTGCGTCTATTCTATCATCTGCTTTTACAGAATTGTCTTTATATTTCTTGTATTGACTAATAAGCCAACTATAAGTTTTTCCACTCTGCTTTAATTTATTTTCAATTTGAGTCTGCTTAGAATTAAGTTCTGAAAGTAATTCGCTTTGATTTTTTCTTGATGAAATTATAGATTTAGAATTTTCGGTTTGTAATTCGGATAAAGCCGAACTGTTAGCTAATAATTGATATTGATCAATCGTATTATTGATTTCATCTTGTATCTCAGATAAATCACCTTTTAGCTCGACCTTACCCCCATCACTTATTGTGACATAATTATCCCAGGTATCGCTAAAACCGCTAACATTATCTTTAAAATATGTAACAATGGTTTGCAATTCTGACTGTTCTTCAGGAGTAAGTTCAGCTTTGCTGATTAAGGTTTCAAGTTTATCCTGATATTCATCAATCAATGTATTATCAGCATAGAGCTGGTCAACCTTATCTAATGTATTTTTGATTGTGTCGGTAATTTTCTGCGTTGTATTTTCAAGTCTGTTTTTCACATCGTCTATTTCATCACAAAACTTTTTAGCCTCAGAATTGCTCCATTTTAGTTCATTGTAAATTTGAACCGCTGAAACAATACCCGTTATTGCGCTTGCTATAATAAGCAGAGGGTTAGCCGAAATAACCGAACTGATGTTTTTAACTGCTGATGTGACTTCACTTATACCACTCGCAATAGTCTTACCGGTCTTGAATGCGATAACTGCTGTGGCAACAGCGCCAATACCCGTTGCTACTGCTTTTAACATATCCGGACTTATCTTATTAACTATATCTGAAATTGCCTCAAGAGCCTCAGAAAACAAATTTAACAAATCTGGTACAGCTTTCTCAATCGTCCATTTTGCAAGCGGCAATAAAACATTCTTGTACGCTTGTTTTAGCTTATCTCCGCAAGCCTTGAGCAGATTTTTGAATCCCTCGGTCAAGCGTTCAACCGCCTGTGCAACGGGGTTAATGTCAAGGTCCTCAAGCCATTCGAGGCGGTCAGCTGACATTTCATCAAGCAGCCCTGTTATATCTTCGACAATGCCTAATATGCTCTCCCAAATTTTTCTGCCTGTATCGTTTTTCTCCCAAGCGTCTTTAATTTTGGTTCTGAGAGTTTCAGTATAGTTATTGCAGTTGCGGATAATCTCAAGTATATTGCTCCAAATTTTCTCGCCCTTACCGTCATTCCACACCTGCCTGAATGTATCGCCTACCGTATCCAAAAGCTCAACAAGGCTGTTCCATTTGTCGATAAACGATTGCACCACGCTGTCGCCTAAGCCTGCTTTGTCCCAAGCATTTGTAAAAGCCTCTGCAATGTCGCCAACTGTGCTTACAAAAGTGTTAATTAATGAGTTGATATTTTCAAGCACCTTTTCGCCTGTGCCGTTATTCCACACTTTCTCCCACGAATTTTTAATTGTTACGCAGGCGTTTTTTACCTTGTCAAGCGAATTTACAATATTGTCAATAGTCTTGCTTGTGTGCCTGTCGCTTTCAAGCATAGCTTGCTCAAGTGCATTTTGCATTGATTTGATTTCAGAGCTTGGCGCTTGCGTACTTGTGTCTGAGCTGTTGTCCGAGGTGTCGCTCATCACATTGAGTTCATCAAAGCCTGCAAGGTTTTTCTGTAAGTCCTCAGCTGCCTCCGATGTTTTTTCAATCTCAGATGTAGAACTGTCCGCTTGACTTGCAAGGTCTGACATATCGCTTACAGCTGAGCTTGTCGCATTGCTTGTTGCAGTAGAATAGCCGAACACCTGAGCTGTAAAGTCTTTAAACTTCTGTGCCGCAACGCTAAGTCTTGAGATAAACTGATTAATGCAATTAAGCAGCGGAGTAAAAGCATTTATCAAGCCTTGACCGATTGTAGCCTTTATACTGTCAAACTGCAACTGTAAAATTCTCGTTTGATTTGCCCAGCTGTTCTGAGTGCGTGCAAAGTCACCCGTTGCATTGCTCAACTGACCGAGTACAAAGTTATATCTAAGCGTTACCTTTTCTGCCTCAGTCATAGCAGATGTGGTCTTGCCCCATCCGTTTGCCATTGCGTAATTGTCAAGTGCGTTCTGCGTCATCACAATGCCAAGGTCTTTGAGCGTTTCGGTTTCACCGCTGAAAACAGATTTTAGCTTTGTGTACGCCTCGTCTTGTGTGATGTTATAAAATGACGCCACATCGCCTGTGAGAGCCGTTAATGCTGTTGACATATTAAATGCTTGCTGTTCCGTAAAGCCGAAAGCCTCTGCCATAGAGCCGAATGTACCGACATATTTTTTAGCCATAGTTTCGGATAAGCCGTAAGCATTTTGCGCCGACTTTGCCCAATCGTCCACCTTTGCCGACATATGGCTGAAAGTGACATCAACTACATTCTGTACCTCTGCAAGGTCAGAGCCAAACTCTATGCTTTTCTTGCCAAAGCTCACAACCGCCGCCGTACCGAAAGCGGTAAGCAGCGTTCTGCCAATCATTTTCGCCTTGCTTTGCAGTCTGTCAACAGCCGTTCTGACTGTTTGTAATGATTGCTTAGCCTTTTTTGCACTCATAGAAACTGATTTCTTAACGCTTTCGCAAGTATCATTTGTGCTTTTGCTGACTTCCTCGGTATTTCGCTTAGCTGTACTCTCAACCTTATCAACAACATTTTCGGCTGATTGCTCGACTGATTCTGATACCTTTTCCGTTGCCTGTGCGGTTTGCTTTGCCGAATTTTGAGCCTGTTCGGCTTTTTCTTGTGTGGCAGTAATTTCACGCTTTGCAGAGTTTTCTGCCGCCTGAACCGATTTATCAGCCTGCTGCTTAGC